TTAAATAAAAAACAATTAATACTTTATTTAATTCCTGGAGCAGTAAAGTTTATTGGGGTTGAAAACAAATTACCAAAAAATTATGAACCAAAAATAAATTTAGATGTTCGTCAATATGAACACGGCCCTAGTGACAAATACGATACATTCGTAACCACAGACAAAACACCAAAGAAAAGTGCAATAAAAGATAAAAGTATTAATGAAAATCTTTTATTAGAAGGTGGAGCTTACGGACATATGTCGCACCCCTTTGATGATAAAAAGTTAACTTTTGCTGATTTAAAAAAGATTATCAAATTAGGTTTATCAGGACAATTAAATCGTGAAGATGCCGTAACAGAAAAAACTGACGGACAAAATTTAATGATTACCTATCGTGATGGAAAAGTTTTAGCGGCAAGAAACAAAGGACAAATTAAAAATCGTGGACAAAACGCACTTGATACTAATGCAGTAGCTAAAAAATTTAGTGGTCGTGGTGATATTAGAGATGCATTTGTATTTGCTATGAAAGATTTAAGTAAATCAATAAATAGTCTAAGTGATAAACAAAAAGACAAAATTTTTAAAAATGGTGAAATATTTATGAATTTAGAAATCATCTATCCAGCTTCATCAAATGTAATAGATTACGATAAACAAATTCTACAATTTCACAATTCAATCAAATATGATAAAAATGGTAATGCAGTAGGTGAGGTAAAAGGTTCTGGTAGAATGTTGCAAGGTATGATTAAACAAGTAAACCAAGACATTGGAAAACATTTTAAAATAATAAAACCAAGAGTTTTAGATTTACCAAAAAAAATTGATTTTGGGAAAAAAGTTGATATTTATAATAAGAGAGTAGATAAATTAAAAAACCAATATGGATTGAGTGATAACGACACATTAGGTAAATATCATCAGTCTTTTTGGGAAGAATATATTTTTAATGCAGGACAACAATTTGGTTATAGAGTTCCTAAAACAATTTTGAAAAAATTAACTAAAAGATGGGCGTTCTTTGATAAATCTTATAAGATAACAGATATCAAACGAGATTTAAAAAAACAACCAAAATTTTTAAATTGGGTTATGAATACAGATAAACAAGACCATAAAAATATGGTAAAGAAAAATATGTTACCATTTGAAAAGATTTTCTTTGCGGTAGGTGCTGATATATTAGAAAACCTATCGAATTTTATTGCAGCTAATCCAACAAAAGCTGTAGAAAAAATTAGGAGAGAAGTTTTAAAAGCATCTAAAGCTGTTAGAAAAGCAAAAGATGTGAAAAAAATGATAACATTAAAACAACAATTAGAAAAATTAAACTCAATCGGTGGATTAAAGAAAATAGTTCCTGTTGAGGGTATAGTTTTTAAATATAAAGGAAATACCTATAAGTTTACTGGTGCTTTTGCTCCGGTAAATCAAATATTAGGGTTAGTGAGTTTTTAATTATGGCAAATTATAGTAAAGAAGCAAAAAGACAAAACGAGGTATTGAAAGATTTAATATCTGGTAAACAACACGAAAAAAGTTATGTCCAAGTTGGATATGAAGGTAAGAAAGAGGACAAAGGTGGAGAAACCAGAAAATCAGAATTAACTGATATTATGGCAGAAGCAAGAGTTCCTTTGTTTTGTCCTAAGTGTAAAAAAACAATGAAGAAAAAACTTGATAATAAGTTTTGGTATTTGTATAAACATTGTTTTGATTGTCAAATTGACTTTGAAAACAAACTACGACTTGAAGGAAAGTACAAAGAGTGGGAAACAGAAAAGGTTAAGAAAAACCAACGAGCTTGGGTGGACGATATGATAGTCGGTATAGAAGAATGGAGAAATGAAAGACCAGTTGACCAGATTTATGATGTTGGTATTGATGCTCCAGAAGTCAAAATTGAAAAAGCACAAGTTAATGAAGAAGCTTTAAATAAACTTGCTGATGACGCTATAAAAGACTTGAAAAAAATGAGAGAAAACATATAACTAACTATTTATAGGTAAGGAGAAAAATAATGTTAAAAAAACTACTTGGACTACTAGCAGTAATAGGAACAATCTTTGGTGCTGTTGCGGGTGCAAAAAAATCTAAAGAGTTAAAAGAACTTGAAAATAAGATTGATGAATCCAAAAAAGAAGAAAAGAGTGTTGAAACTAAAATTGCTAAGTTAGAAAAGAATAAGAAAAAGAACAAAAAAGAAATTACTTCTTTAAAAAGAAAGTTAACCATTTCTAAAAAGAAAACAACAAAAATGGAAAAGACTTTTGAAAAAGGTGATTCAGATAAAGCCGCAGAGTTCTTAAAAGATTTTAGTAAATAAAGGTAAAAATATACTTTTACTGAAGAAGAAGTCACTAATATGGCTAACAAAGTAAAAGACTTACAAACTCAAGTTGAGGAACAAACAGAGCAAATTAGTATTTATGATGAGTTGATGAAAAAATATGAAAATCAAGCACAAATTGATTCAATGTTAATTTCATTTAAAACTCAACAAGTAGATATTTTAAAAGACCGAGAAGTCTTATATGAGAAACAGATTAAACTTGTTAAACCTAAATGGTATGAAAACAAGTGGTTGTATTTTACATTTGGTGTAATTGCAACTTCAGTTTCAGTAAAACTTGCTGGTGAAATAGTTGATTAATGAGTGATAATAAACAATTAAAAGAAGCCATTAAAAGAGAATACGCTAAATGTGCAACTGACCCTGTTTATTTTTTGGGTAAGTATGGAATAATTCAACACCCTGTTAGAGGTAAAGTTAATTTTAATCTATACGATTTTCAGGAAAAATCATTAGAATCTTTTATGAAACACGATTATAATATTGTGTTGAAGGCTAGACAATTAGGTTTATCAACATTAACTGCTGGATATGCTTTGTGGATGATGACATTTCAACAAGATAAAAATATCTTGGTCATTGCTACAAAACAAGAAACAGCAAAAAACTTAGTAACAAAAGTTAGAGTGATGCACGCTAACTTACCAGGTTGGTTAAAACAACCTTGTGTTGAGGACAACAAATTATCATTACGATATAAAAATGGTTCTCAAATTAAAGCGGTAGCGAGTTCTGAGGAATCAGGTCGTTCCGAAGCCTTGTCGTTATTGATTATTGATGAGGCAGCATTTATCGATAAGATAGACACGATATGGGGAGCCGCACAACAAACACTAGCGACTGGTGGTAGAGCTTTAGTTATCTCTACACCAAATGGTGTTGGTAATTTTTTCCACAAAACTTGGGTGGGAGCTGAAAACGGAACTAATGATTTTAATTTTATTAAATTACATTGGTCAGTTCACCCAGAAAGAGAACAAGAGTGGAGAGATGAACAAGATAAATTATTAGGGCCTTCATTAGCCGCTCAAGAATGTGATTGTGATTTTATCACTTCTGGTCGTGGTGTTATTGATGGTTTACTACTTGAAAATTTAAAAGAAAGTAGTGTAAGAGAACCAATGGAAAAGAGAGGTATAGACTCTAACTATTGGATATGGCAACCACCAAACTATACTAAGAATTATGTGGTAAGTGCCGATGTTAGTAGAGGTGATGGAACTGATTATTCAGCGTTTCATATTATAGATGTAGAATCTTTGGAACAAGTAGCCGAATATAAAGGTAAAATCTCTACACAAGATTTTGGAAATATGCTAGTTAATGTAGCTAGTGAATATAACAATGCTTTGTTGGTTGTGGAAAACAACAATATTGGTTGGGCTGCAATTCAACAAGTAATTGATAGAGAATATCCAAACTTGTTTTATACAAGTAAAGATTTGCAATATGTTGATGTTCAACATCAAATAACAAATAAATATAGAGTTCAAGAACGAAATATGGTTCCTGGTTTCTCAACAACTCAAAAGACAAGACCTTTGATTGTTGCAAAGTTAGAGGAAATGTTTAGAGAAGAATCAGTTGTGGTTCATTCTCAAAGACTAATTGATGAGTTGTTTGTATTTATTTATAATGGAAACAGAGCGGAAGCAATGACCGGATATAATGATGATTTGGTAATGTCTTTCGCAATAGCCCTTTGGGTTCGTGATACTGCGTTAAGATTAAGAGCAGAAGGTATAGAACTTTCTAAACGAGCTATACAAGGTATCGGACAAAATTCAGGAATTTATACTTCTGAGGTTCAGAAAAATGATTCTTGGGAAATGGATGTTAAAGGGGAAAAAGAAGATTTAACTTGGTTAATAAAGTAGAGGTAAAAAATGGCCGAAAGAGATATATTTAGTAGATTACAAAGACTATTCTCAACAAATGTAATTGTGAGAAATGTTGGTGGTAGACAATTAAAAATAGCAGATACAGCACAAGTTCAAAGTATTGCTGGTAAGGATTTAGTTGATAGATTTTCTCGTCTATACAAAAGTCCTAGTGGAATGAGTGGATACAATCAATCTTTGTATCAAAAAACAATGCGTATGGGATTGTTTAGAGATTATGAAGCAATGGATTCAGACCCGTTGATTTCATCAGCACTTGATATTTACGCAGACGAAACAACTTTAAAATCAGAATACGGAAAAATACTAAGTATTAAATCAGACAACAATCAAATACACGATATTCTACACAATTTATACTATGATATTTTAAACATTGAGTTTAATTTATACCCGTGGACAAGAAACTTGTGTAAATACGGAGACTTCTTTTTAAAATTAGATATTAATGAAAAATATGGTATTACAAATGTAGAACCATTATCAAGTTATGATGTTCAAAGAGTAGAGGGTGAAGACCCAGAAAATCCTTATTATACGAAGTTTGTATTGGAAAGTGGAGATGTAAGACAAACACAACAAGGAGCAAAAACAGAGTTTGAAAACTATGAAATAGCTCACTTTAGAATGATTTCCGATTCAAACTTCTTACCTTATGGTCGTTCAATGTTAGAGGGTGGTAGAAAAGTATGGAAACAATTATCACTTATGGAAGATGCTATGTTAATTCATAGAATTATGAGAGCACCAGAAAAAAGAATATTCAACATTGACATAGGTAATATTCCACCAGCAGAAGTTGACCAATATATGCAAAAAATAGTTGGTAAAATGAAGAAAGCTCCGGTTATTGACGAAAACGGACAATACAATTTAAAATATAATATTCAAAATATCACAGAAGACTTTTTCTTACCTGTTCGTGGTGGAGATAGTGGAACAAGAATAGAAAACCTTAGTGGTTTAGAATATCAAACAACAGACGATATTGAATATTTAAGAAACAAATTATTAGCATCATTGAAAATACCACAGCCTTATTATGGATATGCTGAGAAAGCTGGTGAATCAAAAGCAACACTAGCGGCAGAAGATGTTAGATTTGCTAGAACCGTAGAAAGAATACAAAGAATTATGGTTAGTGAATTAACTAAGATTGGTATTGTTCATTTATATTCACAAGGATATACAGACCAAGACTTAGTAAACTTTGATTTAGAATTGACAAATCCATCTAAAATCTATGAACAAGAAAAGTTAGAATTGTTAGGACAACGAATAACAGCGTTCAATGATTTAACTGCAGAAAATTCAGTAACACCTAAAGAGTGGGCTTACAAACAAATCTTTGGATTTTCTGATGATGAAATTAAATCTTTTGAAGAAAAAATCGTAGAAGACAAAATAACAGAATTTAGATACGAGTCAATTAAAACAGAAGGTAATGACCCTAAACAAGCCGCAGAAGAAGAACAACAACAATCAGAAGAAGAACTAGCAAGTAGAACCGGAACTGAAGAAATCGGTGAAGAAGGTGGTTCTCCTGAAGGCGGTTGGGAAGGTGCTGGAAGACCTAAAGAGATGCCACATTACGGAAAAGACGGAAGTGCAAGAGGTCGTGACCCATTAGGTAATCACGAAAGAAAAAAACTTCATAGTTCTAGTCCAAGATACGGCAAAGCTTATAGAGAATCATTAGGTTTAGACAAATTAAAATCAAAAGTTGATAAGAAAATAATCAATGAAGCCGAAGATGTTGATAACGAATATAAAAATGAAGTTTCTTCGTCTTTAAATGACAATTAAATTGATTAATTATTTACTTACATTATATTTATAATTGATAGAGTATATCAATAAGGATTGGTGTTTATAAAAAAGGAGTTAAGGAATAAATATGTCCCAAAAAATAAAACATTCTAAGATAAAGAATACAGGTTTATTATTTGAAATTTTAACAAGACAGGTAACAGCTGACATTTTAAATAATAAAAAATCAAAATCAGTAAATTTATTAAAAAAATACTTTAATGAAAACACTGCATTAGGTAAAGAGAAAGAACTATATGATATTCTTTTAACCAATTCTTATCAAGAAGAAGCAAGAGCAGAAAAATTACTAGAAGCTGTTATCAAAACAAGACAAAGAATTAGTAATAAAGAATTAAAAGTAGAAAAATACAATTTAATTAAAGAAATATCAGAAACTTTTTCAGCTAAAGATTTCTTTAACACAAGAGTATCTAATTACAAAACATTAGCGTCTATTTACAAATTGTTTTTAGTAGAAACAACAAAAATAGATTTTAATCCAAAACAAATTATTGATACAAAATACACTATTTTAGAAAGTATCACTTCTAAACCAAAAAAACAAAAACCAAGTTCATTGGTGGAAACATTGAGAAAAGAAGAAAGAGATACTCAATTATTATCATATCAAATTTTGGTTGATAAATTCAACAAAAAATATACCAATTTATCAGAATCACAAAAATCACTTCTAAGAGAATACATTAACAATATATCTAATTCTAATTCTTTTGGTAAGTTCATAAATGAAGAAATCACAAAGGTTGTAAACGAGTTAAAATCACTATCCAGAAAAGTAAATGATAAAGTGGTAAAAATTAAATTAACTGAAGCTATTAATCAAGCTAAAAACTTTACAACTAAGTCGGTCGTTAAAGATAACCAAGTTATTTCTTTAATGAGATACTATGAACTTATAAAGGAATTGAAAAATGTCACAAGCGTTAAATAATCTAAAAAAACTTATCATTGAAATGGTAG